AACTTACCACACGTGATGATATAAGAGATCTTGTTTCTGAAGAACTCGATACATTACTAGAAGAATTAAAAATTACTAGACAATAGGAGATTAAAATATGTCTGAAAAAACTAAATTAAGAACTCATCAAACACGCGTTATTTCAAATGAAGATTTTGAAAAATACGTAGTTATACCTAAAGATCAATTAGATATAGTTTATAACTATGTTTCAATTCTTGATAGGCAATTAAACCATTTACAAAAAATATTACAAGTGAATGGCATTAATGATAGCTACTATAATGAAGGTATTACATTGACCTTAAAAGATATTAAAATTGAAGGTGTTGATACTGAAAAGAGAGTAGCAACCATTACAGGCAATGGTAAAAGAGTGGTGTATTAATATGAGCAGAAAAAACTATAAAAGCTTGGTTAAAATCTTAGCACGTAACAATATTAACTTTGATGATCATTCAGAATTAATAGGTTCTATAATGTCTTGGTTTAAAGAAGATAATATAAACTTTTGCAAATATACTTTTGAAAATGCATTAAAAGAGGAGTTAAAAAACTATGAGTAAACCTTTTAAAAAAGATGCTATCACAGATAGTGAATTACAAGTAATGCTTAACCATATAGATTTATATTTTAATCAATGCTCAATTATGGATGATCCTAAGATGATGAAAGATTGCTATCTTTTAGCTAAAGATGATTTTTTAAATAAATATTCATGGATATCTGAAGAAGAATATAATTTGAATAGTGAAAGATTTAAATTTGAATGAGTTAAGAAATCTATTACTAGTAATTGTTTTAATCTTAATAATTGCTTCAATAATATAAAATAAATTTAAAAGATCAGCTTAAATAAAGTTGATCTTTTTTTTATGCCTAATAACTTCCTAAATAATTCTAGATCTTAAATAAACAGTGCTTGGACCACTGGAGATATTTTACGCATAGTAGCTCTGTATTGATTGACTTGAAGGTAAATTGTCACATGATAGGAAATTATTTTGACCTTGACGCTTAATAATAAGCTTTGAAGTATCTGTCTTATATAGAACTCTTGAGAATAGTGTAATATTATATAAGTTTTTAATATATTCTTTGCATAGGAGGGATAGGGGTAGTAGGGGGGTATACCTATGCGTATACGTAGACCCTCAATTTTTTATTTTTTTTTGGTTTTTGACTTTTTGCCACCATCAGCGTACAAGTTATTGAATGTTGTACTAGGATCTAAGTAGCTCTCATGTTGTTCTGCTGAGTGCAGCCATTGTGAAGGTGCAAAGTCTGGAGGTCCTTCACCTGTTCTCCAGAGTGCAGGATTGGATACACGTACTCTATTGTTAGGCAGGGCGACAAAGTTGCCTGTCCACTTCCCGGCATCTAACAAATACAACACATGACTTTGTTTATGCTGTGCAGGATCGTCTGCTATGTCGTTATTTGTGTAATCAACGGTAAAGAGGTATTTACCTTTATAGAAATTATTATCAATTTTACAATACCACAAACTAGAACTAACTCTATCCATCACTACTACACTGTGATCTCTAGATTCACAATCCCAAGGTTGTGTTATGTGATCTTGCATTGGTTCTGACCAATCATCGAGGGGTATGTCGGCAACAAGAGCTTGTATAGGCATCCTTGCCCACATAGCTCCTCCATGAATGTTTTGCTTTGGTCCGTCTTCTAAGTCAACTTCACACCCGGTAAAAACAACTTGAAAGCTTAAAGACCTATCTGGAATAGAATTTACTGCAATAGCTATAGCGTGTAGAAACTCGCCATGATACTTTTGGTGGTTATGTGTAAATTCTTTTCTAACCCAACAATTAAAATGTGGGATGTTACTAATGAGGTAAGACAAATTACTTCATCTTCTTCATCATCTTACCACCCTTTGACATTTTCTTTGTTTTCTTCATCATTTTACCACCATTCATCATTTTCTTGGCAGCACCACCCTTAGACATCTTCTTAGTTTTTTTATACGCCATTAACTTCTCCCTTTAACTGCACGTAGTTACTTTCAGCTCCACGTAGTATCTCTATATGTACCTCTGAACCTGTTAGTTCAGTATACAGTCGTATTTTACTTCTGTCAAGAAAAAAGTTGACAGATTGCGTTACAACTGTATAATAAAAGATAGCAGAGATACTCTGCTGTCAGTGTATGGGGTTGTTGTTGAATATAAGTGCGTTAGGGATTCCAGTTATACTTCAACGTGTAATAGTTACTTTTAGGCAATTCGTAAGACCTATTAAGATAAACTTCCCCTACACTTCGATATGATTGTATTTGTGTTAATTGTTATGATCGGTAACAATGTTGTCCATAAAGATCTTGAGTTTTACGATGTAGATCGCTGTAAATATTTTGCTAACCGTTTAAATACACAACCACCAATACCAAATAAAAACGGAAAGCCAAAAAGAATTACAGCTTACTGCCAACCTTTAACCAAGAAATAACGGAGAGTTTATGACAACACAAGAAGATCTAACAGAAATGAGAAGTGCAAAAACACAAGAGGAAACTGGAGATCTACAAAAGATTAATGTAGCACCTAATGAACCAGTACAGTTAGATTTTTTTAATTGGATGGATAGTAAAACACAGAAAGAGAAAGGTAAGTCGTTTTATCAATGGTTATCTGATTTGCTTTAATATGTAACAGAGAGGGGAGTTATGTTAGATCCTGTCACATTAAGTGCGGCAGTCAGTGGAGCAACAGCAGCATACAATGGCATAAAGAAAGCCATTATGTTGGGAAGGGAGATGGAAGATTTAGGTGGACAGTTGTCTACTTGGATGACAGCAGTCAGTGATGTAGATAACATTCACAAGAATGCTAACAATCCTTCTACATTCGATAGAATGTTTAACGGTTCGATTGAGAGTGTTGCAATTGAAAGTTTCGCAAGTAAAAAGAAACTAGAGAAACAAAGAGAAGAGCTACGTAACTTTTTAATTGGTAATTATGGGTTAAAAGCTTGGGATGATTTAATTAAAGAAGAAGGTCGTGTAAGAAGAGCTAGACAAGAAGCTGTTTGGAAAAAAATAGAACAGAAAAAAATGATTAGAGATTACACCATTATGGGTATTGCAGGTTTAATTGGTTGTAGTGCTGTAGGGTGGATGGTATGGATCGTAAGTCTTTCTATTTAGCTTTGTTAACAATATTTGTTTTTGTTTATTTGTTTGCAGGTATAGTTAACGCAAAGAAAATGACAACCTGTAGATTAGCTAAACAGGTTTTAGTAAACAAACAAAGGGTATGTGTATTTATAGGAGCAAATGGAACACAGTATAACGAGTATGTACCTTATGATGCAGGACCTTGTCCTAGAGATTATCAATGTCCTTATAGACCTAATGAGAAACCGTTTGATCTTAAGAGTGTAATAAACAGTATAAAGAACCAATTTAAATAAAAGAGGAAACAATGAAATATAGTCAAGATTATTCTTTTAGCAAAGGAAGAAGAGGTATTTCAAAAGATGAAAAAACATTTAAAATAACTCCTGTAGAAGGTGGAGCAGGTTTAGCTTTAGCAGCTCTTTTTCTAGGTAGAAATAAAAAGAAAACATCTAATGTAAAACCACCACCGTCAAAACCAAAGTTTTCTAATGTTCAAGTTCCTGTTGGTAAACCAAAACAAACTCGTAAACCACAAACATTAAAAGAACAAAAAAAGCCATTTACAAGAACTAAACGTATGGAAGGACTTAAAAGATCAGTAATAGAAGGTATTAACGCAGCTCGTAAAAAATTTCGTGATGAAAAAATACCAGAAGGTTTTCCAAATAAAAAAGATTAATGACAGCATTAACTAAAATAAAAATAAACGAGAAACAAGAAAAGTTTCTTGACAACTTAATATCTAATGGTGGTAATATAACTAAAGCTTGTGTTGATGCAGGGTACAGTCCTAACACAACAAACTGGTTAATGAGGAAACTAAAGGATGAGATTATTGAAAGGACTAAGCTTCACTTGGCTAGTGCAGGAGTTAAGGCGGCAAGTCGTATCATTGAAGCTTTGGATGCTGATGGTAGTATCCCTGCTAATCAATCAGATGTACGAATACGTGCAGCCAATGATATCTTGGATAGAGTGGGTGTATCAAAACGTCAAGAGATACATACTCAAACTGAAATACTTCATGGGGTTGTGTTCTTACCTCCTAAACAAGAGCAAAAAGATATTCCATACGAAACAATAGAGGGAAATTAAATGAAGAAAAGACAAAAATTAAGTTTAGGTGGAGAAGCAATGTTTTTTTCTGATCCAGTTAATAAATATAGAAAGCCACAATTTGCTGATCCGGGATATGGTAGAGGTGCTAATTCTGGTTTTTATAAAGAAATAAAAAAAGATCCAACTATTAAATTACCAAATTATTTTGGATCAGGTGGCTTTAAAAAAGGATTAAAATAATGGTATTACCGGGTGCAGATAAAACAGTAAAGATAGATCCAGATGCTGAACTAACAAGAGAACCACCATCTTTAACAGATGATGAAAGAATTGCTATCGAAGCAGCAAGTGATGTTAATAATACAGAGGGTGTTACTCTTGAACAAAAACAACGACATTATAATAGAATGTCTGAAGTGTATCCTAACATAAAAGGTATGCTACGTGAAGCTTTAGAACTACCACAAAAGAAATATGGTGGTGGTTCAGTTAGGTCTAATAGAGGATATTAGTGTTTGAACGCATTGACGTTAAAAAACTAGGACCACAGATAAAAATACACCGACATAAAGGTCGATCAACAATAATAAAGGCTAAGAATGGCAAGACCAAAACTAAAAGAGGGCGAAAAAGGTAAGTATAATACCTCAAGAGCTGTTCTTGCTAGAAAAAAAGTAACAAAACAGCTTAATTTAAGACGTAAAGAACTCGCTAAAGTAGAAAAACAGAAGCAAAATGCTATACAAAAGCGAGATACAGTTAAAAATGCTCTTAATTTAATTAAAAAAGGTGGTGTAACAGAGCAAGAATTTATAAAAACACTACCAAAAGAGGTAAAAGAAGCTGTTGAAAGTGGTGTAGAGATCACTTTTAAGCCAAATAAAGGTCCTCAAGAGCAGTTTTTATCAGCACCAGAGAAAGAAGTCCTATATGGTGGTGCAGCAGGTGGTGGTAAGTCAGCAGCAATGCTAATGGATGTGTTAAGATACGCAGATAACCCTAATCATAGAGGTTTATTGCTACGTAGGACACTAGGAGAGCTATCAGAGCTTATAGATCAGTCTAGAAAGCTCTATCCAAAGGCATTTAACGGTGCTGTGTACAAAGAATCAAAGAATTTATGGATATTTCCATCAAAAGCAACAATACAACTTAGTTATGTGGACAAAGATTCGGATGTTATACGTTTTCAAGGGCAAAGTTATACATGGATTGGTGTAGATGAGCTTGGGCATTATCCTACTCCATATGTCTGGAACTACCTCAGGTCGAGGTTACGGACCACAGATCCAACAATCCAGACGTATATGCGTTCCTCTGCTAATCCCGGTGGTGCAGGTGGTTGGTGGATTAAAAAGATGTTTATTGATCCTTCTCCTGCAGGTGAACCGTTTTGGGCAACAAATGAGGAAACTGGTAAGACATTAATTAATCCTACTACGAATAAACCTTTGTTTCAACGTAGATTTATACCTGCTAGACTAACAGATAACCCATATCTTACAGCTACAGGTGAATATGAAGCAATGCTTCTATCTCTTCCTGAAGTTGAGCGTAGAAGATTACTAGAAGGTGATTGGGATGTTGCAGAAGGTGCAGCATTCTCAGAGTTTAACAGGTTAGATCACGTGGTAGATCCATTTGATTTACCTACAAACTGGACAAGAATAAGAGCAGCAGACTATGGTTACGCTAGTCCTTCCTGTGTACTTTGGGGTGCTGTTGATTGGGATAATAATCTCTGGATATACAGAGAGTTGTATGCAAAAGGTCTGACAGGTGAAGCTTTGGCACAAGCAGTAATGGAAGCAGAACGAAATGATCCACCAATGATGATATCTGTATTAGATGGAGCTTGTTGGTCAAAACACGGTACAGGACCTTCAATTGCAGAAACAATGATAAGAAACGGAGTTCGGTGGATACCTGCCGACAAAAACCGTGTATCAGGTAAGATAGAAGTTCATAGACGGCTACAAAAAAATGATTATGATGAACCACGCTTACGAATATTCTCTACCTGTACAAATCTTGTAAGAACTCTACCAACACTACCAATCGCAAAGACAAATAGTGAAGATGTAGATACTCACGCAGAAGATCACGCATACGATGCGTTACGCTATATGGTTATGACTAGACAAACAAATCTACCAAGATATACTCAGTTTAGTTCTGACCTAACAAAAAAATATAAACCAGTTGATGAAGTATTTGGATATTAAATATGACTACTGTAAAACAAGCACAAACTGCAACAATAAAATCATTAGGTTTAAGCATATCTGACCAAAATTTTTTAAGAAAATCTCCTACAGGTCTTACTTTACGAGAAGCTATTTTTATATCCGATAATAATGTTTCAAATAAATTAATTGCTTCTCAAGGAGAAGGTTTAAAATTAGGTAAAACAGATTTAACTATTAATTTGTTAAAAGAAAAAAAACAAACAAAAGAATTAATAGAAAATTATTTTGAACCTTTTGTTAATAAAAAAGGAATTTCATTAGATTCTTTTTTGGATTCATCATTTGAAGATTTTGGTAAAACAGAAGTATTTGATATTTTTCAAGATATTACAAAAACTAATAATGTAAAATTTGCAGATGAATTTGGAACAAGAGTAAACAAATTAGCTAAAGTTTCTAAAGTATATGACGATATTGTAAAAGGTATAGAAAGTAAAATATTAGGACCTAGTGTTGCTTCAATTTTTAGCGATTTAGGCAGTAAATTAAAAGAAGATACACATCCTAATGTTTTACCTTTTAACAAAATAGAAAAAATAAATAATTATTTTGATAGAATTAATTTTATACAAGCTAGAAACTCTGTTGATTTACGTAATATGAAAAGTTCTTTTATGGGAAATGTAAATCAAAAAAATATAAATACGTATGCTAAATTGTTACAAGCAAATTTTCAATTAGGTGCAGGAAAAGATTTAGTAACTCTTTTATCTATTGCAGGTATGAGAAATGCAGAAGCACTTTCTTTAGAATTATTTGATGATGAAGCAGATATTAAAACAGAATTAGATCCAGTAACAGGAAAAGAAATTAAAGGAGATCCTACAGATTCAAAAAGAAATTTAGAAAGATCTACTTTTAGAAAATTTACAGATACTGATGGTGTTCAAAGATATCATATTTTTGTTCCAAAACAAGTTACAAAAACACCTCAACCTTTAGATTACACAGTAGGTAATAAATTAGGAAAACTTTTAGAAACAAGAGCAGCTATTGCTCAACAATTAGGAAGTAGACAGTTATTTGCTTTACCTACAATTGACTATTTTACTGCTCAAGCAGAATATGATTTAGGAAATATATCAAAAAAAGAGTTTGAAATTAAAATAAAAAATTTAAAAAGTCCTATAGAGGGTGCTTTTTCTTATGGTATTATAGGTAAAGATGGTAATGTTGTTGAATCAAAAGCAAAGTCACAAACTTTAATAACTAGAATGTTTAATACTTTATTTGGGTATGATTCAAAAAAAGGTATGTATACTCAACCTATACCTAGAATTGCATATAATGCAGACTTAGCAGATACTGTTGGAGTATTTAAAGCTCATGGTTTAAGAAAATTTATGGCAACAAAGAGTGATGATTTTATAAAATTTGTGGGTGGATCTTTAGATGCACAACAAAATAAAAACTTTATTATTTCTTTTTTACAAGGAAGAGTTGGAGAGTTAGATCCTTCTATTTTACAAGCTACAACTTATGTAGTAAAAGAACCTTATAAAAATAGACAACAAGTTGCAACTTATATGGATGAGTTTACAGATTATCTTTTACAAGAATCTGGTAATGGTTCTTTTGCAGCTCATATTAACGAAATGACTGTAGGATCTACAGCACAAAAAATTGGAAATATGACCAACAAAGGTGTAGGTAGTTTAGTAGGATTTCAAGGTGGTAAAAGAAATGCTACATACTTTGATAGCGATAAATCAAATAGAAAATTACCGGGAATAGATGCAGCACAAACAGAAGTTTATGAACCTATTCCTGAAAGAGCTACATCGGTAGAAAAACCAGAAGTATCAATTGATAAACAAAAAGAAATAGATATAACAAAAGGATTAAATAAATTAGAAATAGAAGGTAATTCAAATATTACAGAAGAATATTATAAGGCTAGAAAAAATAATCCTGCAAGAGCTACAGAAATAGAAAAAGCTATTCTTAATAAAGAATATATTGAACCAGAAAAAATACAACAAAAAGTTCAAACTTCTGTTCCAGTAAAAAAACAAGTATCTGAAGGAGTTTATCCAGAAGTTATTACAGAACAACCTTCTGTAGAAGATACAAAACAACCTGTTGAAAAAGAAACAAAAACTCCTAAAACTGGTTTTTTTAAAAAAGTAGGAAAGTATTTACCTTTTGTAGGAGCTGCAGCAGGAGTTCTTTCAGCAGAAGAAGCATTAGCAAAAAGTCCTAGTGAATTTCTTTTATCTGATGATGAAGATATAGAAAAAGCAAAACAACGACAAAATATTAGAGCAGGACTTAACTTGCTAGAAGGGGTTTCACCTATACCTTTAGATTTATCCATACTTAATTTAGCTAATCCTATTATTCCGGGAGAAAAGTATGATTTTAATTTTAAAACTTTAGGTGAACAATTAGCTCCAACCACACAGGAAAGAGCTAATAATATCGATAATCAAATGAACAACTTATTTGTAAAAGGAGAATAATATGCAATTTGATAAAATGAAATCTATGCAAGGTGATATGAATCCTGTGGATGGTAACAATCTCTATAGAGAAGGTTTAGATCCAATGCTTATAGGTCCTACATTTCAAGGTCCTATGCAACAAGATGCACCAAACGCAGGTAGTATTCATGGCAACAACATGGACTTTTCAGGAATGAAAACCATGCATGGCGAGTTATCATCAGCACAAGAAGCAAAGTAAATGGTAGATATAAGGAAGTCTGGAGAAACAGACGAAGAGCAAGAACTAGATATTCCTGAAGAAGCAGGAGTAATTGGCTACGTATATGATAAGTTTGAAGATGCAGAAAATGGTCGTTTTTCTGATGAACAACGATGGCTTGATGCATACAAAAATTATCGTGGTTCAGAGAATGAAGAATACAGATCCTCTGAGCGTAGCAAAGTCTTTGTAAAAGTAACAAAGGTAAAAGTTCTTGCTGCGTATGGGCAAATAATTGATATATTGTTTGCTAACAAAAGATTTCCTATATCTGTCACATCTACACCAAAACCAGAAGGTATAGCTGAGTTTGCTCATCTTAAAAATCCACAGCAAAAACAACCAGATGTAGGACCTGAAGGTTTTGCAGGAGATGGTATGGAGTTGCTTCCCGGTGCATTAGAAGCTACTATGCCTGATAAACCCTTTCTTGGTGGTCTATCCACTAAGTTTGGTGAATCAGAAAACCTTATTGCAGGTAAAGCTACTATGGGTGAACCACAGATAGAACCTGCAGCAATGGCTGCACTTAACATGGAAAAGGTAATACAAGATCAGTTAGTAGATAGTAATGCCGTTAACATATTTAGACACGCATTATTTGAAGCTTGTCTTCTTGGCACAGGTGTAATTAAAGGACCGTTTAGTAATACTAAAACAGTACATCGTTGGAATGGTGTTGGTGAGGAAAGAACTTATGCTCCTTATGATAAAACAATGCCATCGATTGAAGCTGTATCGTGTTGGGATTTTTATCCAGATCCTTCTGCTGTTTCTGTTGATGATTGTGAGTATGTAATACAACGTCATAGATTTAACAGATCACAAATGCGTGGTTTAATTGGTAAACCTTTCTTTGATAAAGATGCTATATCAGAATGTATAGCTAGAGGACCTAACTATGTTGAACGAGGTTATGAAGGTAGTTTGTATTCTGATGAAGCAAACGACTTACGTTATCGTGAAAACAGATATGAAGTTCTTGAGTTCTGGGGTGTGCTTGATAGAAAGATGGCTGAAGCTGCAGGAATAGAAATACCAAAATCTAATGACGATAGTGATTCTGTATCTGTAAATATCTGGGTATGTAATAATATGATACTTCGTGCTATGATGAATCCATTTACACCAGACAGATTACC